GGCTCCGCTCAAAATGGTTACAGATAGCATTGGGTGGGAGCTCGAGAAACGCAGTACATTGGAATCATTTTTTATATGAAATTATCACTGAATTTAGAATTAGACACGGACAATGTTAATGATGTTGAGAAGGTAGAGCAACTATTATTGATGTTGGAAAAATTAAAAGCATTAATGGAACAAACGGAGAAGTAGCATGTCAGACATATTTGACTTTGGATTCACTGCTGTTGATGAGGATGAATTAGCATCCGTACAGGAAGCGAGTCAAGAGGCACAGAAAGCATCGCAGGAAGCAGGATCTGTGCAAGATAAACTAGACAAGTTGTATAACGCAATGACACCTTTGCTTAACAACTTAAAAGCGAACCCGGAAAAAGAATACATCCTTTGGCCTAATCGCACAGACAAGATCGAGCAGTTTGAAGATCTTTTACGTAAAATATATAATGGTTGACAGAAATCCTATTTGATGATATAATGTATGACTATTGCGACAATAATATGAGAAGGAGATAGAATGTCTTTATTAGAGAAGTTACAAAAGAATTCAACAATCAAAATGACAGCACCCTTGATGGATTCGAAAGTATTTGGTAAGAAAGAGATGGCACCGACACCTGTGCCTATGGCGAATGTTGCTTTATCAGGACGACTTGATGGTGGATTAGTGCCCGGGTTGTTGATGTTAGCGGGTCCGTCAAAACACTTTAAGTCAGCATTTGCATTGTTGATGGCAGCAGCGTATCAGAAGAAATATCCTGATGCAGTTATATTATTTTATGATTCAGAGTTTGGTACACCACAATCATACTTTGAATCGTTTGGTGTTGATTTAGATCGTGTTATTCATACACCGATCACTGATGTTGAGCAGTTGAAGTTTGATATTATGCAACAGTTAGGCAACATTGACAAAAAAGATCGTGTTTGTGTTGTTATTGATTCTATCGGTAACCTTGCTTCTAAGAAAGAAGTTGATGATGCACTTGACGGCAAATCAGTTGCAGATATGTCTCGTGCGAAACAAATGAAGTCATTATTTAGAATGGTGACACCGCATTTGAATTTGAAAGACATTCCTTTGATTGCTGTGAATCACACATACAAAGAGATCGGATTGTATCCTAAGGATGTTGTGTCGGGCGGTACAGGTGCATATTATTCTGCTGATGCGATTTGGATTATTGGTCGTCAACAAGAAAAGGTTGGCACAGAGATTGAAGGTTATCACTTCATCATCAATATCGAAAAATCGAGACATGTTCGTGAGAAGTCGAAGATTCCTATTACTGTTACATTTGATGGAGGTATTTCTAAGTGGTCAGGTTTGATGGATGTCGCAGAAAAGATGGGTTACATACATAAACCTAAAGTTGGTTGGTATGAAGCAATGGATCCTGATACAGGTGAAGTGTTGACTGATAAGTTGATGCGAGCAAAAGAGATTGCGAATAATGCCGAGTTCTGGAACATGATGATGGAAAAGACAAACTTTGCTGAAGCAATACGCAAATTCTATTCCGTAGGCGGCACACCATTGATGACTGATGAGGAATCTGCATAGCATGATTGAGTCAACTATCCTTGCCGGATTGTTAAACAATGAAGAGTACACAAGAAAGGTTCTTCCTTTTCTGACTACTGATTATTTTGATAATTATTCAGAACGTCTAGTGTATGAAACTGTAGATAATTATGTCAATGAATACAACGGGCTTCCCACAAAGGATGCCCTGCGTATCATTATTGATGAGAATTCAAGCATCAATGAGACACAATATTCTGAAGCAGTTTCGATCATTGACAAACTAGAGTATGATGAAAAGACAGATTTAGATTGGTTGGTTGACAAGACAGAAAAGTTTTGTCAAGACAAAGCAGTTTACAACGCTGTTCGTGAATCAATCCTTGTGCTTGACGGTGCTCATGATGACAAGGATAAAGGTTCTATTCCGGAAATGCTTGCTGAAGCATTAGGCGTTTCATTCGACAACGCTGTTGGTCACGATTTCCTTGAGGATGCTGATAGTCGATTTGATTTCTATCATAAGAAAGAGGATAGGGTTCCTTTTGATCTTGAATTGATGAACAAGATTACTAAAGGTGGATTGGCACGTAAATCATTGAGCATTGCACTTGCAGGCACAGGTGTAGGTAAAACATTGTTTATGACTCATTGTGCATCAGCGGCATTGATGGAAGGTAAGAATGTTCTTTACATCACAATGGAAATGGCAGAAGAAAAGATTGCAGAACGAATTGATGCAAACTTGCTTGATGTCACTCTTGATACATTAGGAGAGATGCCTAAGGATTCATATGATAAGAAGATGGCGAGAGTCAAGAAAAAGACAACAGGTAAGTTAATCATCAAGGAATATCCTACTGCATCAGCAGGGTCAGCGCACTTCCGTCATCTTATAAACGAACTTAAACTAAAGAAAAACTTTCATCCTGATATTGTGTATATTGATTACTTGAACATCTGTATGTCATCTCGTATTCGTATGGGAGCGAACGTAAACTCTTACACATTGATCAAAGCGATTGCAGAAGAACTTCGTGGGTTGGCAGTTGAATGTAACGTGCCTATCGTATCAGCGACACAGACAACACGATCAGGTTATGGCAATTCAGACATAGGTTTGGAGGACACATCAGAATCGTTTGGTTTGCCTGCGACTGCTGACTTCATGTTCGGATTAATTTCAACTGAGGAACTTGAATCATTAGGTCAATTGATGATTAAACAGTTGAAGAATCGATGGGGTGACCTCGGAGCATTAAAACGATTTGTTGTAGGCATTGACAGATCAAAAATGCGATTGTTTGATGTTGAAGAATCGGCGCAAACACTTGTAAGTGATACGCCAGTATTTGATAACACTCAAGCGGGTGCTAGATTACAGATGGAAAACTTTGGGTCATCGCCGAAAGGTAAAAAGTCAAAGTTTGACGAGTTTGTTTAAGACAGTAAAAAGGCGTTAGGACTTTCATCTTAACGCCTCTTTAGCACCCTAGCGTGGTCGAGCACAACCCCAGTGGCATATAAAATGCTACCCCGACTATTCCTTCTGTGAAATTTGATTTTATTCTTATTGTCACACTTGCCTCTTGCGTAATTAAACACATGCACACGCACCCATGCGTTATATTTATATAATGTAAATTTCGTCATTTATTAAAAAACCGGTTGACATTATTTTCAAATCTGTTATAATAACGGTATGATTTATGATTATGATGGTAAACCAAGAAATCTCAAGAAACTTGTGCTTGAAGAAGCACTTGCCTACGCAAAGAAGTATCTCAAATTAAGTGATGCATCATATGTGTTGATCGAGTTCACAAAGGATTGTGATGCTTTCGGTTACGCTCATGATGAAGGCGATCACGACTATCACATTGAAATAAACAAAACCTATAATGTATCCTTGATGCTCGGAACCTTGTTTCACGAGTTAACCCACATTCAGCAGTATGAGAGCGGTCGTCTTGTAATAACTCATGGTGAAGATCCTGATGTGTGGGAAGGATTGCTTGTCACGGCATCATATGATGATCAACCTTGGGAACAGGAAGCATTTGATTTAGAGACAAAAATGCTAAGAAACTTTAAACGAAACTTTAAAAAGAAGTATAACTACGCTATATGAATATTTTTATATTGAATGAAGATCCTATCATTGCTGCTAAAGAGCAGTGCGATAAACATGTGGTGAAAATGATTGTCGAGTCGGCACAAATGCTATCAACAGCACACAGAATGCTTGACGGAAACTATTGTAAACGACCATCTGTATCAGGCAAGACGATGAGTTCATATTGGGAACTTGATGATAGTCGTGAAAGTAAATTGTACAAAGCAGTTCATATGGGACATCCTTGTACTGTATGGACAACTGAATCAAGTGCAAACTATGACTGGCACGTTGAACACTTTGAAGCGTTATGTGATGAGTATACTTATCGATATGAACGCACACACGCAACAGATACAAAGTTGCGCAAAGTGTTGAGACGCCGACCAAACAACATTCCGATGGGTGATCTCACACCTTTCAAATTAGCAATGGGTAGCAATCCAGAATGTATGTTACCTGATCCTGTCGAAAGTTATCGTAGGTTCTACGAGACAAAACAACAACGATTTAGCATGACATGGAGTAAAAGATCGATACCGCAATGGTTCGTGCAAAAAACTGCATAAAAAATGAAAAAAATGGTTGACATTTATTCCAGATGTGCTATAATACGTGTATAAATTGAATTGAAAGAGAGAATGATTATGTACGAAGATATCCTTGAAAGTGCGTTAAAAAGTGAGATGACTTATGTTTCAT